CTTCACCATGGTCAGCAGTGGAGACTCCAAGGTTAGCACCTAGGGTTGTCCATTGGAAGGTACCACCCTTAAGGAACATAGAGTCTAGCTGAGCAGCGTGAGCAGGGCCAGCAGGATTGCCTGCTACGAACGTTGTGAACCCGGGAAATGGCATGGGATGTTCCTCTTAACTTAGTTCAGCATAGAAGCTTGAGAGCATGTTACCGTCACCATCGTCATTCATGTCGACAGTGAATGAGGACGCTGGAGTAAGGAAGTCTTTAACGGTGTGTTGGGCTACAGGGCTATATGTGTTGCTTGCTGTTATGCCTGAGATGGCAGCCGAGAGAGTTGTGTCAGTAACATAGTTAGCCCAAGCTATCACTGGCTGTGTTGCCCCACTTACTGCAACAGTCTGAGCTGCAGGATCTCCTGCTTGCCCGTCTGTAACAGGAGTGCTGAGCGCCACTCCAGTGATTGCAATGTTCCCACGATATTGGATCATGACCTTACTGATAGAGAGATCAGACATGCCTACAATGTTGCTACTATCTTCTGACCCGTCTGCTATCTTATAGGACACTCTAGTCCTCATACCTAAGCTAGCACCAACGACAGTTATGTGGGTGTAGATACCTGTCCAACCTGAGGGGATTACGTCTGCTGCTGGTGTTGGGCCAACACTTCCTCTACCAGAATCAAACAGGACGAGCAGATCGCCAGCATTGATAGAAGCAGGTGCATTTATCGTGTTGTTGTTAACAGCGCTGGTAGTAGCTATGCGGGCTATCGTAGTCAGAGTGCCACCACCGCCTCCACCGACAGCTGCAACTGGCATAAATGGTGCTGGACTAAACATGTTATTACTGCATTGCCTGTACTTGGAGGAGAGCACCACCGTTGCCGAAGGTTAGACCACAACGGAACTTGGCTCCATTCACGGTAGTGAAAGCATCTCCCTTTACTACTATGCCTGTCGTCGTGATGGTTCCAGCTGAAGCACCATTGGTGATTGTGAGGATGGTAGATCCTACTACTGTGGGTACCCCCAAGGTGTGCGGACCATTGTTGATATACCTCTGAAGAGGTCTATCACCAGGATCTACCGTTAGAGTTCCTGAAGCAATAGTGCCAAGATCCTTCTCTGTCACTGCCACGCCGCCTGTTAGAGCTTGGTTCTCGATATCTAGTAAGGCAGCATTGGCTGGGAGAGCAGCAGGATTGAGAAGGACCCACTTATCGAGGGAGAGGGAGTATTGTAGCAGTAGCTCATGACCTGCACCAGCTATGTCGTTGGCAACCAGAGCTACGTTGGCATATTTGACAATGGTCTTAGCTGTGGCACCGTTAGGAGAGAAGGTAGGATTGACAATGGTGTTAGCTCCTGGCGATCTTACCCTAACGAGAGTACCATCGATCAATGTCGTACTTAGAGCAGGTACGAACGTAGCTGTTAAGGCATTAGCTGTGCCTGTACCAATGATCCATGGTACAGCACCTGGCATGATGATCCTACGGTTCGTAACATCGATCTGGAACCAGGTAACATCGTTAACGCCTGAAACATATTGTTTGACCAGCCAGAGAGTTGGTGAGGTTGTATCCAACCATGGCAGACCCCCCAGAGCATCTGTTGGTCTGCTAGTACCAGAGAAGAATGTAAGGAGAGCTGCCCGCCAGTTGTTAAGCTTGGTGGCTTGCGTAGTACCAGTATCCCCTGATGGTACTGTTGGATCAATAGCTGTGAAGATCTGACTCATGGTATTAGCGTCCCAGCGCCTTTGGCGTTATAAGAGAACTTCTGTCCTGAAACAAAGACCCCTGAAGGATCCTTCGCGGTCACATTGAAACCTGTGGCATCCTCCGAAGAGGTAGTGATGCGGACTCCATTAGCAAGGATCTGATGAGAGATACCCAGACCACTATAGATCCTGAAGGCTGGTGTGAAGACCACTCTCATACCATCGCTTGCAATAGTGACGTTAGTCTCTGCTCTAGAGGTATCTGGCATGTCGATGCTCAAGGAGGCTGAAGCAACCACAGGTCTGACATCTGGAGAGAGTGATGTTAGGATCAGCCTACGATCAATAGCTCTGAAGGTGTAGTCGGCGGAAGCTTTGATCTCAGCCCAGTCTGTCCAGACAGGTGTGCCCGCAGGATTGTCAGGAGTATGTCTCTCTTCATATTTCACTGACCAGCCAGAAGCATTGTTACCACCAATCAAACCTACTTGGCCGATACGGCCCCAAGCACCAACGATGTTGTTGATGTTGTCACCAGCTGCATTGATGTTGGCAGTCACTCGGCTGGTATAGACTTGGCCAAGATCTACCACTGCAGGATGGTAAGAACCCTCCAAGGGAAATTGTGTCGTCCAATACTCTGGCGTGGTAGATAGAATAGCAGGCCAAGAGAGGATGCCTCCTGTAGCTATCAGCCTAAGAGATCCGGAAGATACCTCAGTGGCTACCTTAGTACCAGTCCAGGTAGGATCTTCTTGGACTAGGAGGATAGCATTCAGAACACGGAGACCAGCAGCGTCAGAGGCGAACTCAGCAGGGTTAGCAGACTCTACACCACCTACATTGACTGCTTTGATCAGGTAAGTACCTACAAGAGTCGGCAGGAGGATGTTAGTCTCTTTAACATTGTCTGCCAGAGTTTGTGCAGAACTCCACTCGGCACCGCTGAGGACAGGTGCGAACCTGATCACATAGTGATCTACACCAGGAGTTGGTACAGCATCCCACTCCAGCCGGATGAAGTCTGTTGAGACATTGCCAGAGAAGACTAACACATCGTCAGGGATACCTTCTTTGCCTACGATGGGGAATGACAAGACAGATGTCCAGTTAGACTCCTTGCCATTGTCGAATACTGTCTTAACTCTGAAGTCCCAAAGACCTGCAATGAGATTATCAATGTTGACCGAGAAGTTGGGAAAAGCTACATGTCCCAGATTCTCCCACTCTAGTTCCTCAGAAGCCTTGTAATGTATAAGGGCTCCCGTGGGAATGAGCGAGGAGACTGGAGTACCTTCACCTATCAGAGGTAGCGAGGTGGATGGTTGAGATGGTACAGGTAGCTCCCAAGCTACGTGTGCACCTGAGGTATCTGTCTCGCCAGTAGTAGGTGTTCTCTCCTGCACTTCCACACGAGGCGTTACAGTCTGAGGATCTGGCGGGATTGTGATCTGCGAATTGAATGCTGGGATCACACCTGTATCTGCCGTCTGAAGTTCAGGAGCATCGTCTTGGAAGTAAAGCTTAGCCTCTGCCTCATCCAGGTAGGAGATCTTCTTGATCCTGAGGTTAACAGTCTCTAGAGAGGCCTCACCGAAGGAGAACAGATCTCCTGCTACGGGGGCGCTCCCTGAACCTGTCAGAGTGATCTGGAACGAGCTTCCTACCGTGGTAAGTACTGTCCTGGTAAATGTTGTACCAGTACCTGGCTGTGTGATCCGAATAGAGTAGTTCGTAGCAGTCACCATGGTGACAACTTCGTCAAGTGTCACAACGCTTCCTGCAATGCTCTTGACCCTTCCAGAGACAAGTCCCCACAGAGGTAGGTAGTGTTGGACTCTAACTCTATCGCCAACGGTGTTCCTAAAGTGCTCTCGAGCCACTATTAGCGAGTAGGTCGAAGGTCTAAGCCTCTGCTGAGCTATGTGGAACCTACCATGTTTCCAGACAAGATCTGAATCTGTTACGCCAGGGAACTCAATCTGTTCGAAGAGAGTGGCGTTCGAGACGTCATATCCATCGTCGTAGATGTACCTCTCGTCTTCTTTATAGCCCATGTCTTCATTGATGAACCTTCCCCGGAAGGCATGGGGTGGACGAGTGTACACACGCTCTTCAGTAAAGCCACGGGAGTTCCGAGGTGTGTAATGCCCTGAGATAGCTGCCGCACCATCATCAAAGACTACAGACCACTTACCATCTACAAAGACAGGGAACCCTCTTCCAGCTGCACAAACGTCTGAAGCACAATCCCATACACTGCTCCGGAAGTCTCTCACCATGTTGAACCTGTAGCCCTTGGTATTACAGAATGTCCAGAAGGCTTGGATCTTGATGAGATCTAATTGGGCATCAATGATAGGTCTAGCGTTGAATGGTCCCTGAAGCACGTATCTATATAGGTCTGCAGGGTTCTGTGAGAGTGCTCCAGCTACCCATGCCGAGCCATTGTAGGATAGCTGCTTGGAATCTACCACTGCGTTGAGGGCTGAGATGGCTCCATTCAGCTGACCTGTTGCTTGGATTTTCAGGGCTGTGACAGCTAGAGGAACCGTCCCGAACTCAATGGGAGCATCTGTCCGGTATGTTCTGAGAGCCGTCCAAGTAGCCTCTTGCACGATCTGGTTCTTAGAGTCAGTGTTATCCGATGAAGATTTGCCCACTTGGACTTCATATTGTGCCCTAGCAACATCCTGCAGGATCGTTATCCTGATAGCTTTAGGCTTACGGGAGTTGATGTCGATCTGCTTATCGAATGACTTCCAAGCGCTAGTCCCTACCTTGCGGTATTGGATCTTGATCCTGACTTTGTACTCAATCCTCTTATTGGTCTCTTTGTCAATCTGATACACGCCAGCAGCAAACTGCACATCAACACCAATCCGATCGCAATTGGCGGCGGTGGTACGAAGATGCCAATCTGGCCCATTATCTGTTCCGTCGAGAGTGATTGTAAGGTCATCTTGTATTACCTCCGAAGGAAAGAGAGACATAGTCTCGGTGGTAGAAATAAAGTTCAGGTCATGTTCGACAGAGACCTTCTCGTAGTTAGAGAGTGGGGTCTCGCCGATCATCATGTTGTTGACGTTGATAGGTCCATAGCCCCAACAGAACAGCATGTACAGGATCTGATCGTTATCCTCGAACTCAGTGTAAGGCCGGGCAGCAGCCTTAGGGAACACTCTGTTCTTGCCGAGGAAGAATGGGATCGGGCCAAAGGGTTCTGCTTTGTTACTGCCCCCGGAGATACTATATGTAGGACTTGAAGAGGCTCCTGAAGAGTTCTCCAGGACAGGAGGTCTCATAGGGATCAGCTGGTTGACTAGTAGCCCTCCACCTGCTAGGATAGCCGTACCAATAAGAGAGGCTGTCGTAGCCGAGTAGATAGCAAAGCCTGCTGGTCCTAAAGCAAACGTGGCTGCTATGGCAGCTATGGCTACGGCTATCAACAAGAGCGACCTGTTGGAGTTCTCATCCTTTCCAGGACAGCCATAGATGCCTACGAAGGCTCCCCGTTTAATTCTCATCCTACGCCAATACTCTGGCGGGATCAGGCTATCCCCCACTACCACAGAGATTGCAACAGCTCTAGGTCCCTGAAACTCCTTCTCGGCTTGGGTTACACACTCCTCTAGGGTAGATCCTGAAGGCACTCGTATGATCTGATGGGAAGAGGAGAACATGTTGAGGCTGACAACAATGTCAACCCCATCCTCAGGAGGAAGGATCTCACCCTGCAGTACTCTGGTGGCAAGTTCATTCATGCGTCAGTCTCATCTCTCGTCCGATAACGGTAGAAGCCTCGGATAGCAGATGCATACCTGATAGTATCGTAGCGCTCTATGACACTTGAGGAATCTCGCGGCATGTGTAGCATAAAGCCCGGCGAGACAACAATCCCCAGATGCTGGAAGTCCCTCACAGCCATCAGGATGGCATCGAAAGGCTTTTCTTCTCCCTTGGGAATAAGGTCCCAGTTGATCTTGTGCTGTGCGATAAGAGTAGAGACTCCATACTTGTCTTCTCTTCCCTGGTAGTCATTGTCATGCAAGTCTAGGAGAAGTCCCTTACCTCTCATGAGCGCCAGCCGGAATAGACCGTAGCAGTCACTACCATGCATGTCTCGCCCTTTATCCTTGAAAGGGATGCCGACAAGATTATCCCATCCTAACCACATTAGAACAGCCCTCCAAATGCTTGAGGGGTAAATGAACCTGCAGGTATTGGGATGTTGACTAAACTATCAATGACACAGGTGATCTCAACCTTACCCTCATCGTAATTCATTGTGGTCAAGTCGAAGTTGGGAAATGTCATCTCTACAGTGTTGAGGGCTGCACTCGACACAATCTGTCCTGTCACAGTAGCAGGAGTGGTAATAGTTCGGAGGATGGTAATCAGTTCTGTCGAGAAGTTGTCGATAGTAAACTTCAGAGTAGGCGCAACATCGTCTCCATCCTCTGGTAGTACCCATCGAAAGGGTAAGAAGTAGTAGGTGTTGCTGTTCGAGATAGTGCCGTAGAGAAGCTCAGGATCTGTTTGGATCCTCGTGGTAGGGTCTGAGGAGATCCTGTATGGAGTGGCAATGTCAGGATGTGTAATAGTCAGCAGCAAGATGTCTACTGCAGAGCCATCCATCTCCGCATCGTGAGCTGTTCGGAATGTTAAAGATAGTGTACGTGTCATTCCTAAACCCTAGTTGACCAGGGATACCCTAGCGCAACGTCGTCTGTAACTCACGGCATGATGTCTAGAGGCATCGTGACAAGCCAGTTCTTTCCATCTGTTGTACTGATAGCCGGTGTTGATCCTATTCTAAACCTGACTAGTAAGGTTGAAGCTGTCTTAGGATCACCGATGTTGAATGGTAAGGCCCCTTCTAGAAGAGTAGTCTTGTAGAAGGTCCGAAAGATGGCCAGCTGAGCGGTGGTTAAGAGCATTGAGCATCCCATAGCATCTGGCATAGCAGATGTCTTACGATACACCTTACCCGGACCAGTATCTGTGCTGGACGCCCGTCGACCATCACCCATCTGCTCCTGATAACCCTCGATGAGCATCGATGGTGGTAATGTTACAGGCCAAGCGCTAACCATCACAACCTCTTAAGGGGTAATCTAGACCCCATTGATCTTAGACCCTTGTTTAACTTGGAACCAGGTTGAGCAGCCAACCCTGATGTAATGTTGTCTACCATTGCGTAGATATCCATCCCACCATCGTCTCTCTTCTGGGCCTCAACCTTCACACCCTTGTCTGAATAGATATTGACTGGCATGTTGACACTCACGCCTTTGTCCCCACCCATCTTGCTTAGTGCATCGCCTATCCGCGAAGTCATTACAGGTCCAGGACGTGTAGGAGCGTTGAACAGAGATGGTGAAGGCCCAGCTCTTAAGCCTGTTCCTACTCCTGGAGACTTAGGAAGAACAATAATAGGTGCGGGTGGTCTTTGAGGTGTTGGGATCTTGATGATTGGGGTCTTTAGCTCAGGGATCTTTATCGGCTTCTCCATCTTCAGAACGGATACCTCTTGAGGAGCCCTAAGAGGCTGGGCTATCTTAACGGTTGTCTTCTGCTCTGGTGGGCGGAGAGGTGCTGCAATCTTAACAATAGGTGCAGGGTTGGCGACATTGACAATAACAGGTGCAGGAGCCATCGTGGGGCCTTTACCGCCAGCAGTCTTAACACCTAGCTCGCCTTTAGCTGTTCTTCCTAGGGGTAAGATGGCTTCAGGACCAGCCTCACCTCCTACCTGTTTTCTGCCCCGAGCATCTTGCCCTACTACTGTCGGTTTAGTAACAATTGCTCCTTCACCATGACTAGATGGTACGTTGGGGATTGTAGGTACAGCAGAGGATTTTGCAAGCTCAGGTAGGATTGCACCCTTAGCATGCATGACAGGAGGTTCTGGCATTGATGGTGTTGGGAGAATGTCTCCCTTAGCATGTCCAAAGACTTGTCCTATCAGACCCCCACCTGCAGTAGGTAGAGCTGAGGTACCAGTGAGACCAAAAGCTGCGTTGATCAATTGATTAAGGATCACAACCTGGATCAGTTTAGCAATCAACTGAGCCAGTAGCGTTTTGCCAATGTCAACAAAGTCTTGGATTGCAAAGGTGCCCTTAACAAAGGAGTCGCCAATCTTGTTGGCAATCTCATCAAAGGCTGTGATAAATACTCCCTGGATCTCTTGGGCAGCTCTGACGAAAGGATCCAATGCAATCTCTTGGAACATCAACTGCCTGAACTCACCAACCTTCTTGTTCAACTCTTCCTGGGAGATACCAGCCTGTTTAAGACTCTCTCTAAAGCCCTCAACAGCGGACTCAACAGAGAGGAAGTCATTAGCGAACTTCAAAGCTCCAGGACCAGCCTTCATTGCTTCGATCTTGATCTGCATAGCATTAAGTTCGAAGTTAGCCTTCTCCAGTCTCCGGAGCATAGCATCTGTTTGGGCAGCGTCAGCAGGGCCTCCCAGACCACCCTCAGCTAACTCTTTCTGCTTAGCTAACAAGGCGTTTAAGACACTTTCACGTCCTGTTAGTCTTGCTATTGCAATCTCTAACTCTAAGATCTGCTCCTTATACGTTTTTGTACTGTCTACTGCGAAACCAAGAGCTTCTGCAAACGGTCTAACCCAACTTGCTATGTTCGGAGCATCTCCTCCTTGTTGTTGTGCCTGAGCCTCAGCAAGAGCAGTCTTGATTGCCTCCATCTTAGACTTTTCGGCTTCAATTGCGATACGCGCCTGATCGAGCAGATTCTCTGTCGTCATTATGTTGCTTCGGCGCATTAAGTCTTGTTGTGCTAAGTAGCCATCAATCTGCTGGATAATGGGATCGAACGATGTGTTATTCATCGTTGCAGTCAACTTATCAAAGACAACTTTTGCAGCCAAAGCAGAAGCAGCCATGATAGCTAGTCGAGCTGCGAGACCAAAAGGTGTAGCCGATACCATGTTCATGCCTGTAGCTAGAGCTACTAAAGCCACAGATAGTCTCAGTACAACACCCACTAAAGCCATTCCTGCAGAGACTAACATAGGCGAGAACAAGACTACGAAGGCCGCAGCAAGGGCTGCTATTGTTGCAATCATCGGCTTGATGTTATTGGCTATTGTCTGCAGAGCTGTGGTAAGTCCGTCAATAGATGCTTTCCAGGCTGAGGAGATACCAAGGGTCTTGTCCATAGTAATTGAGAACAGTAGCCATTGAGTATCAAGTTTACCTATCGACGCTTGAAGATTGTCAATAGGCTTCGTAGGATCAATTCCAAATGTCTTAAGGAGTTCATTAGAGAAGGGAATCAGGAAGTCATCTGTCGCAATCTTTCCTGACTTGATCAACTTCGTCAGTTCTGCAGTAGTGACATTCATCGATCTCGCAGCGGCTTGGAAAGCACCAGGTAGCTGATCGCCTAACTGTCTACGGAGTTCTTCCATAGACACGACACCCTTAGATACCATCTGCTCGATAGCAAGAAATGACAACTCCATCTGTTCGTTAGTGAGACGAAGGTTTGCACCTGTCATTGTGATCTTATCAAAGATCTCTCTTGTCTTCTCCCCCTCTATCGAGGTGCCCTTGGTAGCTGCAGCCAACTTGGAATAGGAGGAGGCTAACTGGGCAAGTGATACACCCGACTTCATTGCTTCATCGGTAAGGAACTTAAACTCTGCTGCAGCTTGTGCTGAACCTCCTGAGATCAACGTCAGCCTTTGAGTCATTGCTGAGAGACGTAGGTTAGCATCTATAGCTGCTTCGGCCAGCTTGAACACACCAAAGGCTGC